GACTACTGGACGCAAGTCGCGTTGTATCCGCTGCACAAGCACCTGATGGCCATCCTTCGGGATGTTCCATCAGATGGTACTTTCGATCAGCATAAGCCTGTGAAGGCTTTACTGAAGAAAGCGTCCATGGATCATACCTTTTATTCGTATGATCTGTCGGCGGCAACGGATCGTCTTCCGGTGCGACTTCAACAAGTTATACTGGAAGAGATGTTTTCCCCTGATTTTGGGGAGGCGTGGCGCGAGCTGTTGGTTGGACGTCCGTATAGACTGCCCGGAAAGACTCGTCTTTCTGTGCACTATGCGGTTGGACAGCCGATGGGCGCGTACTCGTCCTGGGCCATGTTGGCCTGGACTCATCATGCGATAGTACAATGGGCGGCACGGCGAGTGGGGCATGAAGGCTGGTTCGGTGCATATGCGGTACTCGGTGATGATATCGTCATTCGTGACGATGCTGTCGCCGGGGCATACGTGAAAATTTGTAAGGAGATAGGACTGGGAATCGGATTGGCGAAGTCACTGGTCTCGACACGTCGGACTTGTGAATTTGCTAAGAAGATATACTTTGAGGGTGAGGATGTTTCGGGTCTTCCTATGAAGCTGTGGAATGCCGCTAGGCTTTCCACAGGAGTCGCAGGAGCGATGCTGGAGCGTCTAAGCGCTCAGAACCCTATCTCATTTGCAACGTTTGCGACCGCAGTCGGTGTGGGGTATCGTAACGCGTCAAAACTGGGGGCACCGTGGAAGAGAATTCCACGTCGTCTTCAGGTGTTGGCAGTTGCGATCACCCACCCTGATCTCCGGACGTGTCTGTCGCGTGCGAATTGGCTGGAATGGTTGATCCAGGAGGGACCAACGTTGCCTGTGAAGGCTCCGTTGACTCTCCATTGGTTTCTTCCATGGGCGACTGGCCTATTAAATGAGGTCGTCGCTCCAGCTCAACGTGCAGTCGAGGAGAAATCCTCGTCTCTATACTTCTCGGAGGGGCCCCGGGATGTGTGGGGAAGACTGTACGAAGGGACTGTAAACAGTCATATTGTACGAGGGACAGAGTCGCTGGAGAAAGCGCGAAAATCAGTTCTTCATCTGCAGTCGTTGCACGTGAAGTTCATGATGCATCAAGCGGGAGCTGTGCTTCAGCAGGTAACTGCTGTCGCAGAGCGCTGGGCGTTAGTCCCTGAACTCGCTTCTTGAGTCGAGCTGGCTCAAGAAGATGAGTTTAAGGCTATCGCCCTGTTACCCTTGTTTGGATTGTGGAATCGTGTGCGACGATGGTCTCGGGTCCGATGCACGGGCCCTTCCGCTGCCGAGAGGTTGGCGGAACGACTGTCGCCAGTCGAGGACCAGATGGGGAAGAATGACTAACTACGGGTCGAGTTAGCTGCTCGGCTGGCCTGGGAAGGCCATGTTTAAACTACCGACCCTCTCCCCTGCGCTTGCGCGGGTAAGAGAGGTCAAATAGTGGAGTGCAGACTTAGCACCTATGGGAC